AAGTCACTGAAGCAAAAGGACAGCGCAAAGGAGTTCAAAAGGTCAAGAAGCCGGCAAAGGTAGTCAAGGCTGAAAAGCCAAAGACAGACCAGCCCCTACAGAAGGCGCCACGAAAGAGGTCAAAACCAGTTCAATGGGTTGATCAGTACTATCGTGGCGGCTCCGAGTACTTCGTAGCGCCTGAGGGCACGGCTGTACCCAAAGCTCAAAATTCACTCATGTCAAAATTGAGATGCATTGGATGCAATGGAAAAGTCATAGTCAACTCTGGTTGGGAAAAGGTACCCACGAAGTACAAGGGCAATAATGGAACGTCTATCAGAAAGACGGGATATACAACAGCAGTGGTTTGTTTGTCGAATAAATGTATGAGCGACTTTAAAGTTGAATTACAATTCCAGGCAGCCATGGTCAATGCTTCAAAGAAAGATGGCCCTGCTTCACCTCCTATTCCAAAAGGGAATCCCGTTATCACGGAACAACCCAATCTAAAGGGTAAAGCTCCTGATGATATTTCTGAGAGCCAATCCAAGTCCGTATTCGAATCTCTAACATCAAAGAGTGAGATACGGGAGAAAATTCGCGAAGCGTTTGGGAAAGCCAATGCGGATTTTCGAAATGCCTCTCAGCCCGAGAAGCAAAAGTTGATCAAAGTTGCCAAACAGATGATCAACGATTTGCGGAAGTTGATGCCACGTCGTCTAAACATGAGGTGGAACAAGCCGAGTCAACTAAGGACGTATCCGATGAGGTGGACAGTACCACGAGTACAGGTTCACAATCCTCTGTGGAGTACGGTCTTTGGCTTGGTGGCAATGGAGGCCGATTCTCGGATTCTTCCGGAAGATATGGTGACGATTCAAGATGCAGCCTATTCGACGGCTCTGATCGAGAACTCACTGATGAAAGTCAGGTCGAAGAAAGTTCAGACTCCGAAGGAGATCCGGACGAACAAGACTCTGACGGTTACTTCTGGGACTACAACAGAGAATCAAATTCCTCTAGAGGAAGGAGAACAGCGTCAAGCCCCTCCCTTACCTCAGAGGAAACCTCGCCCAGTCGGTTGGGACAAAGTACCACTTCCATCGGGTCAACTGATGACAGTGGAAGCTCTGATAACGAATCCGATTCTCGAGACAGTAATGTCGGAGGATCTGAGTCGGGACGAAATCTAGAGCATGAATGTCCCTTCAGCTCGGCTCGAACTACTCTTTTTAATGCCTCATATGAATGTTGCGAGAAAG